ACAACTGAAAATGGCGTCTTATTTGCAGACGCACGTTACAACACAAACGGTGCAAACAGTGACGAAGCAGGTGATATAGCAGACTTGATGACAACTGATTACGTTGATCCAGACTGCCCAGATCCAGCACTATATCCAAAAGGAATGTTGCTTTGGAACCTGCGTAGAAGCGGATTTAATGTAAAGCGTTTTGTGCGTAACTATATTGACACTGCGCAAGACAACCCACAGTATGGTCCAGGTGATGGCGAATCAATGATTAACTATTATCCAAACCGTTGGGTTACAGAATCAGCTAACCAAGAAGACGGAAAAGGTAGCTTTGGTAGAAAAGCACAAAGAAAAGTTGTTGTGCAAGCACTACAAGCTACTGTAAACAGTAATGAAGATATTAGAGACGAAGAAAGACGTATCTTTAACTTGATTGCTACTCCAGGATATCCAGAGCTAATTGGTGAAATGATTAGTTTAAACTACGACAGAAACTTAACAGCATTTGTTGTTGGCGATACACCATCTAGACTAGCACCTAACACTACAGAACTAAACGATTGGGCAACTAATGCTGCACTAGCATTAGAAGACAATGATAACGGTTTAGTTAGTAGAGACGAATACATGGGTGTTTGGTATCCATGGGGCTTTACAAGTGATAATGTAGGTAACAACATTGTTGTTCCTCCGAGTCATATGGTTCTTAGAGTAATTGCGCTTAATGACCAAGTTGCATTTCCTTGGTTCGCACCAGCAGGAACAAGACGCGGCGGTGTTACAAACGCAACCAGCGTAGGATATGTAAACAGCGAAGGCGAGTTTGAGAGTATTTCTCTTAACGAAGGACAGCGTGATACACTGTATACACAAAATGTAAACCCAATTACATTCTTAGTAGGCGCAGGACTAGTTGTCTTTGGACAAAAGACTCGAGCAAGAAACGCAAGTGCGCTAGACAGAGTGAACGTAGCAAGACTTATCATTTACATGAGAAGTCAACTTACAAAACTTGCTAAACCTTATCTATTTGAACCAAATGATAAGATTACAAGAGACGAAGTAAAACAAGCAGTAGAAAGTTTGTTAGTTGAGCTTGTAAGTTTGAGAGCACTATATGACTTCTTAGTTGTATGTGACGAATCAAACAACACACCGGCTAGAATTGACAGAAACGAACTATATGTTGATATTGCAATCGAACCAGTCAAAGCAATTGAATTTATTTACATTCCATTGCGTATTAAAAATACTGGTGAAATATCTGGACTATCTGCTTAATATCATAATGAGGGGGCAAAAATAAATGTCCCCTCAAATGATAAATACATGTGAATAGGAGAATAGATTAAATGGCAATCTCAACACTTACAAATATCACAGTTCCATTAGCAAACGATACAAGTGCTAATAACCAAGGCCTATTAATGCCTAAGCTACAGTATCGTTTCCGTGTAACGTTAGAAAATTTTGGAGTTTCTGCAGATACACAAGAACTAACAAAACAAGTTGTAGACGTATCGCGTCCAAATGTAAACTTTGAACAAATGACACTTGATGTGTATAACTCAAAAGTATTCCTTGCCGGTAAACACACATGGCAAGAAGTATCACTTAACCTACGTGACGATGTAAACGGTAACGTTCAAAAATTAGTAGGTGAGCAATTACAAAAGCAGTTCGACTTCTTTGAACAAGCAAGTGCTGCTTCAGGCTTAGATTACAAATTTACAATGCGTATGGAAATCCTAGACGGTGGCAACGGAACCGCTGCACCTATCGTATTAGACACATGGGAATTATACGGTTGTTACCTAACTAGTGCAAACTACGGAACATTAGATTATTCGCAGAGCGCACCTGTTCAAGTTGAACTAAGCATCCAATATGATAATGCAGTTCAAACACCGCAAGGCTCAGGCGTTGGAGCACCAGTTCCACGTAACGTTAGCTCGTTAACAACAGGCGGCGGTATATAAATTAATTAAGAGATTGCTAACTAAATTAAGGAGCCTATGGCTCCTTTTTTTATAATCTACGCACTTATATAATAAGATAAATATTAATATGAGTAACTCGGCACAATTTGACAATTTAGGAGCAATAGGTGCGCCCAAAGGTGATGTAGGCGATTACGCCCATGCGGCTGCATTATATTTACGTAGTAATTATAGACTAACTCCAAAAACAAAATTTCTTTATCATGTTGTATTCAATCTGAATCAAGAAGCATTGTCTACATTGGGTTCTGCTGGTAACAGTTTCAACAAGAAAGAATTAAATCTATTGTGTAGCCAGGCTGAAGCACCAAAGTATTCAATTGATACAGATACAAAAAATCAATACAATAGAAAAAAAGTTATACAGACTAGAATGCGCTATATGCCATTGCGTTTTACATTTCACGATGACAGACAAGGAACAACCAACTTGTTTTGGGAATCTTACTTTAGATACAATTACCAAGATCCTAATTTAAAAGAAAGTGATTTTAATCCTAGAAATTTATATGCAGGAAGTTTGAATAGCCGTTATGGACTTGATAAATTAAAGTCGGCCGGTCCGTTGATAAAATCTATAACAGTAAATCAAATATACAGCATTGCAGCTAATCCAAAATTTGAAGCATTTACACTTGTTAATCCTATCATAGCATCTTGGGATCACGACGAATTAGATCAAACTGATGGCGCCAACTTTTTACAAAATACCATGTCTATCGAATATGAAAGTGTGTATTATGAACGAGGTAATACTGGAGAAGACAATCCTGTCGGGTTCAGAGATCCAGCACATTATGATACTGGACAAAGTAAATTATCAACCGGCGGCGGCACTAACACAGGATTTATCGCAGATAATAGTAATGCATTTTCTGATCTTGTAAAAGGAAATATTCCTATATCTACACTACTTGCTGGGTTTAATATATTCAATCAAAACTTGCCTACAAACAATACTGGATTTAGTATATCAGGACAACCAACTACAAATCCTATCCCAGCAGGACAAAATAGTTTTCAATTTCCTAGACAGACTACCTACAGTTCAAGCACAGAATCAACTCAAGCATCTTCACCTGTTATAAACGGTATTACAGGAAGAAGTAGAGGAGAAATTGCACAAGCAGCTTCACAAAATAGTTTGTTTGCATCTGAACTAGCACAGAGCGCTTTCGCTGTATTGCCTAGTTCTTCGTTTGATAGCGACTTACAAAACGCACTACAAGACTATTCACTTGCAGGTAATATAACAGAACGTAATGCAGTATTTGCCAGTTTAAGCGAATCTCAAAAACAGAGTGCTGTAAATACAGCAATAGAAAACATACCTAATATACAAAGAAGGTTATCGGCATGAGTAGTTTAACAGATCCTAGTATTAATCCAGAAACAGATCCTAATAATCCCAAAGGCAGTGTAAAAGCCTTTTTTGACAAATACTTTGTTAAAAAAATCAGCATGAGTGCTAACGAAGTAGACAGTGTAGTTGGATTTTTTGAAAAACGAGGGTTTGATAAACAAAGTGCAATTGCAACAGCAAGTGTTTTACTTCAGCAGGCTAAGATTGACAATGTAAAAGTTTTTAGTTTACTTGATACTTTGAGAGGATTAAATGAAGTTCAAATAAGTCAGTTGGTAGCAGCAATACTTAACAGTAACAGAAGTGCAGTTAGCGGATTAGGCTATAGAATTAACAGCGACTTTATTACAAAAGAACAAAGAAATATTAAACTATAATGTCACGTTTTGCCCAAGGAAAATACACATGCAAAAACCCTGACAAGTATATTGGAGGAAGAAATCCTACATATCGTAGCAGCTGGGAATTTGCATTTATGCGTTTTTGTGACACAAATGAAAGCGTAGAACAGTGGGCTAGTGAAGCAATAAAGATTCCTTATAGAAATCCTCTAAGTGGAAAATATACAATTTACGTGCCAGACTTTTTTATTGTTTATGCAGATAAGACTGGCAAAAAGCATGTGGAACTTATAGAAATAAAACCTGCTAACCAAACAATATTAGAAAAAACAGGAAAAAGTAGAGCTAATCAATTACATTTTGCTGTAAATCAAGCTAAATGGGCAGCAGCAAGAGCATACTGCAAACAAAAAGGCATTACCTTTCGTATTGTAAACGAAGGAGATATTTTCCATCAAGGCAAGCGTAGATAAATAATAGTAGTATTTAATGGACTACAACAATGACAAAAAAACTTGAAGAAATGTTAAATTTGCCAGAAAACAAAGATTTACCGGAAACTGAGCCCGAAATTGAATTGCCTGCCGAACACGAATCGACATTTAGAGACATAGAAGAATTTGATAAAATTGCTAGTGCGCTGCCAACTGTAAAAGGGCTAGGTGACATGGCAGACAAAGAACTAAACGAAGTAGCTAACAAGGCAATGAGTGCATATGAAGATTTAATGGACCTTGGAATGAATGTTGAAAGTAGATATTCAGGTAGAGTATTTGAAGTTGCCGGCACTATGTTAAAAACAAACCTAGATGCTAAAGTTGCAAAATTAGATAAAAAACTTAAAATGGTCGAACTACAACTTAAAAAAGAAAAGATGGATAGAGATAGTGGACCAGGTGATGGCGATATTGTCAATGGCGAAGGCTATGTTGTCACAGATAGAAACAGTCTGTTAGAGCGTCTAAAAGGTCTTGATAAAGATAAATAGTATATAATAGGATCCATTAAAATGAAAAAATTTGCTGATTATTTAACTGAGTCTAAAAAGACATATGAATTTAAAATTGGAATTGCAGGAGAGTTGCCCGAAGATTGTGCAGACCGTATGGAAACAGCCATGCAAAAATTTGGTTGCATTAAATTATCAGATGGTAAGAAAACTCCAATTCAAGAACGTCCATTAGATTTTCCACAGTTGGAAAACATGGAAGTAACATATTTTGAAACAGAATGCACTTATCCCACAACTCCTCAAGTGCTACAACACTACTTAGGAAGTTGCTGCAATATTCCACAAAGCCATTTGATTGTGCGTAATCCAAACGAACAACAAGAACTTTATCAGCAAGAAAAAATGGAAGAAGTATACGAGCCTATGCTAACAAAAGAAGACATGGGCGGCGAGAGTGCGCAAGAATCAGTTGGCGGCAATCGTGTAATGGATCTACTAAAAGAATTAGAAACTGCTCGCAGTGAACGCGGCAACGACTATGTAGGCGATGCGCCAGTGGGCGAAAGTGCTGATATTAGCGATGCTGAAAATACAAAAAGCACTATAGGAGCCTAAAATGACAAAAATAAACGAAGAAATTAATATCAGCGGTAGTGCAGAAGAATTATTACAGTTAATGAAATTAGCTGGAGCCGATAATGCAAAAGCAGTAGACGCTGGCGATATCAGTAGTCATACTCATGCAGAACCAGAAACAGGCAGCTGCGGAAGTTCGCCCGAAATGGACATGGGCGATTATATACGCATGGTATCTACAGAGGAAGAAGAAGTAGACGGCGAGTTTCAAGATGCAAGCACAGAACCAGACGAAGAATATATGAATGACGTAAGTGCTAGTATTCCTGCAGGTAACGATTTAAATAGAAAGAAAGGTTCGCATCCTCCTACTAATGGCGCCGATAATCCAATGGCATTAGAAGACAAACTACGTGCAGAATTAAAAGGTGTGTTGGCCGAAAAAATGGCAGCGTTACAAGAACATGAGGATGAGCCAGAATGGATGCGTATGTTTATGCCAGGAGTAGCTAATGCACTTCGTGGTCATCCTGACTTTAGAACAATGTCATCTGACAAAATGCGTTTACCAGGAACAAAAGGTAACAAGCCTGGCAAGTTTTATAATCCAGATGAACTAGCAATGCCAGATCCAGAATTAGATAATCCACTAGCAAGAATGATAAGCAAACTTTATGCTGCTGGCAAAATTACACATGACGAATACGAAGATAGCATGGAAAAAATTACAGCCTATACTGGAGACCCAGAAGACTTTCAATGGTCAGGGCATCCTAAAGAATCGAAAAATGAACAAGGCAAAGAACAAGGTGCAGACGGCAAGGCCTGCTGGGACGGTTATAGATATGCCGGAACAGAAGATGGCAAAGACAAGTGTGTGCCAACCGGCAGATAATTAATCCCCCCAGAACTCAATAGCGCCCTTGGGCGCTATTTTTTTGATTAAATACAGTATGAGTAAAAGTTTAGACGGTGTTTTAACCAAAAAAGCAAATCAAAGAGAAACTTATACAGAAGATCAAATACAAGATCTTATGAAATGCATGGATCCTGATTTAGGATATTTGCATTTTGCTAGACACTTTGCACACATACAGCATCCTATACAAGGAAAACTTTTGTTTGATCCGTTTGAGTATCAACTAGGACTCATGCACAGTTATCACACTTATAGATTCAACATAAACATGATGCCTAGACAAACAGGCAAGACTACTTGTGCAAGCATATACCTTGCGTGGTATGCAATGTTCAAGCCTGATCAAACTATTCTAATTGCTGCACACAAATACACAGGTGCGCAAGAAATCATGCAGCGCATACGCTATGTATATGAATTGTGTCCTGATCATATACGTGCAGGCGTTACAAGCTATAACAAAGGCAGTATTGAATTCGAGAATGGATCACGTATAATTAGTCAAACTACCACAGGAACTACAGGACGTGGTTTGAGTATTTCATTGTTATACTGTGACGAGTTTGCATTTGTGCAGCCTAATATTGCAGAAGAATTTTGGACTTCGATTTCACCTACGCTAGCAACAGGTGGTCGTGCTATTATTACCAGCACACCTAACAGCGACGAAGATACGTTTGCAACTATTTGGAAACAAGCAGAACAAAAGTTTGACGAGCATGGAAATGAAAGCGATGTTGGTATAAACGGATTTCACGCTTTCAAAGCACATTGGAGCGAACATCCTGACAGAGATGAAGAATGGATGAAGAACGAAATTGGTCGTATTGGCGAGGAAATGTTTAGACGAGAATACGAATGCGAATTCTTGGTATTTGATGAAACATTAATCAACAGTATTAAATTAGCAGCAATGGAAGCAAGAGATCCTATAGTAAAAATGGGAGAGGTGCGCTGGTATAAAAAATTGGATAGCAAAAAGTCTTATGTAGTAGGCTTAGATCCTGCAATGGGCACAGGAGGAGATTTTGCTGCAATACAAGTTATTGAGTTACCAACCTATGAACAAGTAGGAGAATGGCAACACAATACAACTGCTATACCAGGACAAGTTAGAGTATTAAGAGATGTATGTTCATACATTTACGAGCAAACTAACTCAAACAACATTTATTGGAGCGTAGAAAACAACGGTATTGGCGAAGCTGCACTATTAGTAATACAAGATTTTGGAGAGGAAAATATACCAGGATTGTTTATTAGCGAACCTATACGTAAAGGACATGTGCGCAAGTTTCGCAAAGGATTTAACACTACGCATGGCAGCAAAACCACAACCTGTGCAAGATTAAAAACCATGGTTGAAAATGACAAACTAATTGTCAACAGCAAACCTTTGCTCAGTGAGCTAAAAGCATACATTGCATCAGGCAGTAGTTTTCAAGCCAAGCCTGGACATAATGATGACCTTGTTAGCAGTCTTTTATTAACATTAAGAATGATGACAGTGATGAAGGACTGGGATCCTACAGTGTATAATACCTTTAGTCAAATTGAACACGAGGACGATTATGAGATGCCCATGCCTATCTTTATAAGTAGCAATTATTGATAAATAACATATAATGATTAAATTAGATAACATAGCAGAACAACTGTTCAATAAAATTCGCGGAAGATTTTCCAAAGTAACAATTGGCGATAGCGAAGGCAACGTGACCAATGAACCTAACCTAGCACGATACTTTGACTTTGATTACACAGTCGGAGGTGACAAAAGTTTAGGAAATGTAAGTGTTAGTTTAGACGAGGAAGAAGGTCTTGTTGTTATGTTCAGCAAAGATTTTGTAGAAGGCAGTTATGGTTCTACTAAAGACGATTGGTATAATTTTTTAAAAGAAATGCGCCAGTTTGCAAAGAAGCGTTTAATGAAATTTGAAGTTCGTGATTTGAACAGATCTAATTTAACACGTAGAGATTATCAATTTCTAGCACAGAACCGCCCTGGAGATAAAACAATGCAAGAATCAAAAATGTATGGAACAAACAAAACCAGTTTCCAAAAAATAGGAAATGCAAAGATACATATAAAACATTCAGCACCTATTAACACTGAATCTGTTAACAGCAGAACAGGGAAAATTGGTAGCATATTCATTGAATCTCCTGATGGTGAAAAATTTAAATATCCATTTAAACATTTAAGCGGTGCTAGAGCTCTTGCTCGTCATGTTGCAGAAGGCGGACATGCATATGACGATTTTGGCAAGCATATCACTGGGCTAAGTGGCGAGATGGCTAAACTACGCAAATTTAACACATACATGAATCGTAGTAGTGTAATGGCAGAAGCATTACAAGAATACACTGATATTGTTAAAGAGCGTGTTAATAATATAAAGAAAGAAATACAAAATTTACAAAAACCAGCATACTATACATCGGCATTAGAAAGTTTTGAACCATCTATTGTAGAAGATGTTCCTACAGATGTTGCAGATGCTTGGATTGACCAATTAACTGTCAAGCAGTTTAATGAAGAATTAAAAGATGTATTTCCTTACATATACAATCTAGTAGGCGAAACAAAAGTAAAAGAAATTGCACTAGAAGATATTATTACAGAAGCTGATCAATATGTAGTTAAGGCAGGAGACACTGTTGCATCTATTGCTAGAAAAGCTGGTGTGCCTGTTGATACAATTATCAAGAATAACAATTTAGATGATAAGGCAACAATCTATCCAGGACAAAAACTAGCTATTCCACCAAAAGGTGTAGCAGAAGAAGTTGGCGTAGACGATGTGACTAAAACCGGCAGTATAGATAAACTTGAAGGCCCAGCTGCCACTGTAAAAATTAGACCAGGAATGACACTGTTTGCTATAGCAAAAATGTTCAATGATTTGAACAATCATGGCGGCGACATTGAAGAGTTTATCAAAGAGATAATGCAAGCAAATGGTATAATGGATCCACGTAAATTGCAAGTAGGTGATGTAATTGAAATACCATATTCAATGGGCACTAATGCAAGTGGATCAAGCAGAGGCTTACCACCAGGTGGATTTACTGCATACGAAACAGCAGTAGATGAAGCAATTGAAGGCTTAATGGGACAGTTTGCAGAACCTATAACAGAAGCAAGAGCATGTAACTGTAACGAAGATTGTGCATGTGGAGGCAACTGCGGCCCAGACTGTAACTGCGGCCCAGGATGTGGATCAGTTACAGAATCAAAAAAAAAATTAAGGGAGCACGATACAGG